TCTTTAAGACTATTGCTAAGACCCTTTAAATGCTTCGAAACTTTTGCTTTATCCCCGGCCTTTGCAGCATCTTGCATCTTTTTACCGAGTTCTTCATGTTTGCCACGATATGCCTTCTTAGTTTCGTCGGAGATTTCGTCAAGTTTCTTTTCTTTAGACGCTTTTTTCATTGGCTCTTTCTTATCACCGTCTTTATCTAAATCAAGAAAATCCGGTTTTGACTTCTTTCCTTCTTCTAATTTCTGTGCTTGAAGTTTTTTAAGTTCTGCAATCTTGGTACGTGCTTCGATTAACTTGCTACGTAATTCAGCCTTTTGATCTTCATTCATCATTTCAGCATTGTCTAGCTTATGACCGTAGTTACTAAAATCCATTTCATATTCTAGATAATGATAAACAGATGCAATATAGTCTGCTGCCTTAGTAATCTTTGCTTGAACCCATGCTTCCATCTGAGTTTCATCTTCAAGTTTATTGTATAATTTTGTAGCATATTTGGCTAGCTTGCTTAGATCAGCTTTGGCCATTGCTCCTTCTCTGTCTACTTCTCCGTCTGGAAGAAAATCGGTAGATGATGTATCTGTTTGTGGTGGTGGTGTAAATTTTTCGACAGGTGCTGTTGATGCACTAAAATTTGTGTCGAGAAGTTCGTCAAGTTGTTTCCTACTCATGGGTTAACTCCAATGTTTATATTATATTTATCGTTTGATGCTTCCGCCCGTTAACAGATTAGCCTTCATATCTAGAGCATTCTTAGCAGTACCGTCTTTGTTTTTAGGTTGTTTTACTGGTTTATTCTTATATGCAGGACCGATTGATACGTTAGCAGCCATAGTTGCGCCCATTGTAGCATTTTCACCCAACAATTCACTAATCTTCATCTTTTGTCTCCGTACCATAACTCGAACCATGCCGGAGTTCCTGGTTTAATATTAGTTTCTCTTTGATATCGTCCTTTATCACATTCTACTTTGTTAGAAGATTGTTTTGCACGATATTCGTCTAATCGAGCTTGTGCACCTAGTCCGTCCATTATTTGAGTAGCAATTAATTCATGTACAGGATCGTCAGGGGCAAGATAACAATCTTCTTCAGATTTTACAGGAATGTTCTGTGATGTAATTTTGTATTGTTTCATATACCGTATTTGTTTTTCTTAGGTTTAGAAATTGGACTAGTTTTATATGTATCTGATAGTTCTTCGCTTCTATTTGATGAGATACGTTTTAACGGACCGACACCGGATTGCTTCCCTGCATATTGTATCATTTGCCATTCTTCATCAGTGTATGTAGTAAGCAAAGGATCCCCCCCGATATCGTTAGTAGCCTTTGTTGGATAATCTGGCGCACCTGCTAGTGCTAACCCAAAGCGATAATTTTTATATGAATCGCCTGCATTGTTGTTAGCATCGGGTGTAGTAACTGCCCCTTTAATGCTCGACTTTGCTACTTTTGACAACGGCTTATTTCCGCCTTCTGTAATAATTTCCGATATTTTCATTCGTATCTTCCTTCTTCTTTATGTTTACAAATTTCTTCATAAAACTTATCACAGACTTCTTTAAGGGTTTCTTCGTCTAAATCTCGGGGAAGTCCTTTTACAGGATAACTTTGGCAATAGTTTTTGTAACTGTTTATTGCAGTTTCTTTAAACATTCCCGAATCGACTTTTGAGTTTTTGCCCATCTTATGTAAACATTTTACAAGAGATGGATAGACATGAGTTCTGTAAGTATCGTCGTCGTGGTTCATGTAATAGATCAAATCTTCGGCGAGATCGTACATTAATCCTTTTTCGGGATCGACGAACTCGTCAAAGTTTTGATGCTTATTTTCAAACAGATCTTTAATTCGCATAATAAATCCAAAATATATATGGTATTTATGCTGCGGGACGTACTATTTTTTCAACTCGAGTGATGATAGAGCCAAGATGCATCTTAGCCATAGTGAGATTTTTATCCCCAGTAATATAGAAATATAAACTAGGAGGATACTTGATAGCGTGACTTAACGCATTAATAGTGCTTTTTGGCAAACGAATATTTTTATTATCAGTTGCCCATAAAAGAAAACTTTCTTGCTTACTAGCAGTATTTTTAAAATGTACCTTGTAATCAAAAGGTAATGTTGATACAATTTCTCCTTCGGATAAAATAGCTGATGGTTGATAGATATATTTTACTCGAGCTTCGTTAATATTTTTTAAAGTATTAACATCAGCTTCTGACGAAAAATAAATCGATAACCAAGGACTTTCTACCCGAATTGAGAAGTCGTTAATTGATAACAGAGCTTGATAAACATCAAATAGATAATCTAAATCTTCCTGACTTTTGACTAGAGTGTAGGTATAAAATTTATCATCTAATTTTGGTTCAATAACGATTTCAGATAAATTCTTAAAAATTTTATCTAAGTCGCCACTCCTAAATAGAGATACTCCGGAAGATACCAACACAATTTTGTATTGATATCTTCCTTTGTATAATTTCTTAAGAGGCCTATAAAATATCATTAACAAGTTCGGTTGTTAATAACTGTACCTTAGGCAACTTTGGCTTTGTAACAAGTACAAGTTTATTGTCGGCTACACTAATTGACAATGTGCCTCCGTTCTTCAAGTCTCCGAATAACATTAATTTAGCAAGATCGCGTTTAATTTCTTTGTCGATTACCCGTTGTAGTGGTCTTGCACCCATCTTGTCGTCAAATCCTCGTTCAAGTAACCAGTTAACGGCATCCTTATTAACTTTAATCTTAATACCTTTATCCTTAACTTGCAATCTAAGTTCGTCAATAAATTTATTTACAATCTTAATAGAAGTTGACTTATCAAGTTTGTTAAATGTTACAATACCGTCGAGCCTGTTGCGAAACTCTGGAGTAAAGAATTTATTTAATTCGGCATCACTATATTCTTTTCTTTGAGCTCCAAAACCGATTGCATTCTTTTCAGCTTCTCGTGCACCGGCATTTGTAGTTAGAATAAGAATGATATTACGACAGTCTGCCTTTTTACCATTACTACCTGTAACAAATCCGTTATCCATTAGCTGAAGCAAAATAGTAGTTACATCAGGATGTGACTTTTCTACTTCGTCTAATAACAATACAGCATTTGGATGCTCTTGAATTTGTGTTATAAGCTGCCCGGCATTTTCTTCAAATCCTACATACCCCGGAGGACTTCCGATGAGCTTACTAATGCTATGTTGCTCTTGATATTCACTCATATCAAATCTGAGCAGGTTAACTCCTAAATGCTTTGCTAAGGATTTAGCAGTTTCAGTCTTACCACATCCTGTTGGCCCCATAAATACAAACGAACCAATTGGCTTATTTTCTGCCTTAAGTCCGGCTTGTGCAACAATAATCTTATCTACTACTTCTTCAATTGCAAGGTCTTGTCCGTAGACATCATTTTCTAATCCTTCTTGCAACTTTGCCAAGCATACACTTTCAGTTTCCATAACTTGTTCGGCAGGCAAATTAACCATCTTACTTAATTCAAATTGAATCTCAGATTCAGATACAATTCTGTCTTCGGCTAACTTTAAGTTAAATCTAGAACATGCACAGTCAATAAGATCAATAGCCTTATCGGGCAACTTCTTGTCTGCTTGATATTTTACTGACAACTTAATTGCAGCCTGAAGTGCATCGTCTTTAATTTTTACCTTATGATGTCCTTCGTAGTATTTCTTAATACCCTTCAAGATTTGCAAGGTGACTTCTTGAGTTGGCTCGTCGACTGTGATACGTTGGAATCGACGCATAAGTGCTCGATCTTTTTCGAAATGCTTGCGGAATTCTTCCCAAGTAGTTGATGCAACAACTTTAATGTTTCCTTTGCTAAGAGCAGGCTTCATCATATTGGCAAGGTCGTTTGCATTGCTTCCGGATGATCCTGCACCGCTAATCATATGTGCTTCGTCGATGAACAGCACACACTTTCCTTTCTTTTGAAGAGCTTTAATAACATTTTTAAATCTTTCTTCAAAATCTCCTCGATACTTGCTTCCTGCAAGCATTGCACTAATGTCGAGATTATAAACTGTATAATCTTTCAAAAAGTCGGGGACTGCCTCCTTAACAATGTTATATGCCAAACCTTCCGCAATTGCAGTTTTACCTACACCGGGATCGCCGACTAGAATAACATTATTTTTGCTGCGACGACCTAATGCTAGTGCAATATTTTCAAGTTCGTCTACACGACCAATAACAGGGTCGATTTTATTTTTAGCAACTTGCTCATTTAGATTTGTAGTAAACGATGCTAGTGCCTTATTGCTGGCTGGATCCATGCTTGGTTGTTCTCCTTCGTCCTCATCCTCGTCGAAGGAATTATGTAAGTAATCTGAGAACTTATCTTTTTCAATTTCTGATTGTTGTAGATAAAAGAATGCCCAGCTATGTTTTTCAGTCATTAATGCTACAAAAACATCAGTCGGTTCAATCTTTTGTCGACCGTTAAACAATACTTGTGTAAATGCTTTATTTAATACCCTTTCAACTGCCTGGGTTTTCTTGGGCTTTACTACCACGTCGGGTACAGTAATTTGTGCGCATTTAGTGTTTAAGTGGTCCGTTAGCAATTTCCTCATATTATCAGGATTTGCGCCGTACCCTTGTAAACATTTTACGAACGAGTCGTCCATGAGGATTGCATAAAGCAAATGTTCTATGGTGATATATTCGTGATGTAATTTCTTAGCAGCTTCGATAGCTTTTTCGAAAACTGCTTGTAAATTATCGCTAGGTTCAACCATGTGATTCTCCTTTAAAAAAACTAATTAACGACTTTAACACAGATCGGTATGTGAGTCAAGACTCACCGTTTATCTCTTTATTAATGTTTCTCAACT